TATGAATATGCCATTATTGGTGGGAGTGGCACAGGCAATAGTATTGTTAATCCAATATTTATTGTAGTAGATGCAGAGAAACCAATAGATTTTTACAAATATTATAAGCCATGAGTTCTGACGATATACACGATTACATAAAAATAATAATGTTTTTAGCATTTGTATTTGGATTAATGATATTTATATCATGTGATGGTGGTTGGTCTGTTGCAGGATACGAAATATGAGTGATGACAAAACGTACAGGTCATATGGGGTCACTAAACTTGACGATAATTATAGGATTAGTCTTAACATTAAGTGGCTTGGGCAAATTATCGTTGGAGTTACTTTCATTGTGCTGGGGTACATACGTATTGAAAATCGCATTGGAGAACTTGAGCGTAGAATGGAACTCGCTAATGGTAACATTGCAGAACTTGTAGAAAAACACATAGAGGAAGAGGAAGTAAAAATAACTAAAATGCAGGAACAATTAAAGTGGTACGAAGAAGAATTAAACTTAAATCCCTTATCTTGGGGCAAAAAAAAGAGGAAAAGAAAGTAATACTAACAGAGGATGACTTTAATCACAATTATTTTATTAACAGAGAATTACGGAGAGTTCGCTAATGCCTATACCAAATCATTGCTTTGAGTGCAGTAAACCAATTAATGCATCTGATGGTTGGTATTGTGAACGATGCAAACCAGAATCAGATGAAGAGGAATAATGGATTTTTTAGCAATCTATTCAGAAGCTGGAATGATAGGCGTTGTGGGGGCAATGTTTGTATTCATGGTGTATTCAATGAACAAAAGGGGCAACGAGCAAGCAGAAGCTTTACAAAATTTAAAAGTTGAGAACAAAGGACAAAGTGAAACACTTGAAAATATGGAAGGAATGGTTATCAAGCTTATTAATCGTTGGAATCAATCTGATGACAAGCTTGATAGGAAGTTTGATGACCTTAATAGGGAAATCAATGACCTTGATAATCAAGTTTCTGAAATAAAAGGAAGTCTAAGTAGAGTAAATGGAAAACGCTAAACCAATATCAGACAATAGTGCAATGACTATAAGTCTGCCAATGATTATACAAGCAGTAACTTTTATTGTAATGTTAGTTTGGGGATATAGTCAGTTAAATGCTAGGATTAGTTTTCTTGAATATCAAGTAGCTATGAATGAAGAACATATTATTGATTTAGAAGAGGATGCTGAAAAGAATCAAGATGCTGAAATACCAGCAGATATTAAGCAAAATCAAAGAATAGAATACTTAGAAAAAGAAGTAGAAAGGTTAAGAGACAATGGCTAAAGCAAAAGATCCTAAGTTAAAAAGAGCTGGAGTTAGTGGTTACAATAAACCTAAACGTACTCCTAATCATCCTAAGAAGTCTCATGTTGTTGTAGCTAAAGTAGGACAAACTACTAAGCTAATACGCTTTGGACAGCAGGGTGTAAGAGGAGCTGGTAAGAATCCTAAATCAGCTAAAGATAAAGCAAGACGTAAATCGTATTATGCTAGACATAATGCACAAGATGCAAAACCAAGCAAATTAAGTGCTAGGTATTGGTCACATAAGGTGAAGTGGTAATGGCTAAAGGTATAAAACATTATTTAAAAAATGGTAAAGAATACAAAGGTGCATCTCATAAAATGTCTAATGGGCATCTACATAGTGGTAAGACTCATACTAAATCTTCTAAACGTTTATTTCACTACGGTGATTTATCAAAGAAAGCACAAGTAACTGCAAAGAAAGGTTGGAAAAAGTAATGGCTAAAAAAGTAAGTTGGATGTGGGGTGGCAAACGTTACTCTGGTACATTAATTAGAGAAACTAAAACACATAAGTTTGCTAGAACACATAACGGTAAAATAAAAAAGATAGTTAAAAAGAAGAAGTAATGGACAGCTTAAAAGTAGCATCAGCAAGCATATTTAATTATGGTTTGTCTCTAGCACACGCAAGTCTATTCTTGCAATGCGTAGTAGCAATAATGACTATAATTTATTTAGGTTATAAAATAAACATAATAAGGAAAGTAAAATGAGTAAAGCAATATTAGCAGGAATTATAGATAAAGCTAAAGACCATATTGTAGATGAATATGCAGATGGTATGGTAGAGCATATACAATCTGATGGTTTTAAAGAAATGTTAGCATCTAAAATTAATAAAAAAATAGACATACCTTTTGTATCAGAAGAGAAAGAACAAATCTTTTTTGAAAAGTGTGTTGATTTAGTTACAGATGTAATTGAAGGAATTGTAAAAAGATAATGCCAAAATTTGGTAGCAGGTCACGAAGAAGATTAAAAGGGGTAGACCCTAAGTTAGTAGAAGTATTAGAAGAAGTTTGTAAATACTTTGATATAACTGTAATAGAAGGTTTAAGAAGTCAGGAAAGACAAAATGAATTGGTTGCACAAGGTAAAAGCAAAACTAAATTTGGTAAGCATGTCGCTGGGGAAGCTGTGGACATTGCTCCTTATCCAATTGATTGGAATGCTAGGGATGATTTTCATTACCTTGGTGGTTTTGTTTTAGGGATAGCAGCAAGTAAAGGAATTAATATTCGTTGGGGAGGCGATTGGAGTGACTCAAGTTTAAGTCAAGGTAGAAGAACTACTAAAGACAATAACTTTGATGATTTAGTTCACTTCGAGTTAAAAAAGTAACATGGGAGTTTACTGTGAAAATAAAAGACAGAGTGGTTATCTTTCCAGATATACACTTTCCAAACCACGATAAGAAAGCATATGCATGTGCATTAAATGTTATAAAAGAAGTAAAACCTACAGCATTTTTGCTATTAGGAGATACAATTGATGGTGAGTCAGTAAGTCATTGGCAATGGTCTAAAAAGAAAAGACCACCTGTCGAGTATCAATTACCTGCAATAGATAAGGAAATAGAATATGGAAACAAAGGACTTGATGAAATTGATGAAGTTTTACAATTGGTACAATGCAAGAAGAAGATCTTTGCACAAGGAAACCACGAAATCTGGTTTGACAACTTCGTTGAAGAAAACCCATACCTAGATAAATACAAAAGTAGGAAAGCATTTAAGTTTGATGAGCGTGGATATGAATGGCATAAATATGGAGAAGTCTTCAAAGTACTTGGTAGCAAGTTGTACGCTTATCATGGGGGGCATTATATGGGAGTGTCACACGCAAGGACTCACGCCCTGCAATTGGGATGCAACGTCATCTATGGACATACCCATGATTGTCAAAAAGCCACAATCCAACACATCAGCGGAAGCCACATGGCTCATTCAATGGGATGCTTAACTGATATGACTAAAAGTTATTTAAAAGGCAGACCAACTAATTGGAGTCATAACGTAGGTGTTTGTGATATATTATCTAATGGAAATTTTAATTTAGTAGTCTTAACAATAAGTAATGGCTACACAACATATAATGGAAAAATAATAAGTGCCTAAAGAATTATTTGAAATAAAACAATTTGAGACTGGTAATGTCTATAATGCAGACGATAGAGATATTCCAGATGATGCTGCTGTTTATAGCGAAAACATAGACCCTTATAGTCAGTCTGGTTCTTTAATGAGTATTCATGGAGATACTGCTATAAAAACTGGTGTTGATGCAAATAGAATGGCAATGATAAACGATAATGGTACATATAGATTAGTTTATGTAGATAGTTCAGATTTCGATATAAAGAAAGTTGATGATTTACATGGAACTCCTAGTACACCTGCAGTTGTTGAATCTGGTACATTTGGTACTGCTACTAGTATACCTGCTATGCAAGTTAATAATAAAGAAGTGCATATGGGTATAGGTAAAGATAAAGACCCTAAATGGGTGGGTATTATTTCTCATGGGCAATTTGGAGCTAATCCTCCAAGTGGTATTCAATCTACTACAGCAGAATTAAGTTCTCCTAATCCATTTCCTTTAATGCATTCTGTTATTGCTGATTCTACAAATACATATGTATATGGAATACAAGACAATGGTAATTATGTTTTTAAATTTGATATAGCTACTGGATTTCTTGTAAGACGTTCAGAATATTTTTTCTCATCAACACAAGCTATGACATTTTCTAGTGATGGTAATTTATTTGTAGCTGACCAAGTAGCATCTAATTTTACAATGTTAAAAATAGATAAAGACAATATGGATGTAATGCAGAGTAGAGTTCTTACAGGTACTTCTGGTGTTACAGATTTAATGATATGTGGAAATACAATGTGGTTAGCAAGAGGTAACTATGAGGGTAATACTTTTTTATGGAATGTGTCTGTAGGAAATTTAACTACAGGCTCTACACCTATAGCGTGTACAAATAGAAGTCCTTATATGGGTGTAGACCAAGCAGCAAATACTGCTGTAGGTGATTGGGCAACAAGTGCAAATCAAAAAGTATTAGTTCGTATGGCTACAGCTAAGTTGCCTTTAATAAGAGTAACAGGAAGTAATAGTTATGTAGGTATAGCAACATATGTACAACCTTCAGAAAGTACAGCATATGTAAGATGGTATCATGCAAGTAATGATAATGATTATATGGGTGGCAACACAAGTGGTGCAGGATTAAAAGCAGGTATAAGATGGTTTGCACATGTTATAAGAGATACTTATACAGCTGGTCAAAAATTAGATACAATTACTAGAGGCATTGTATATGCTTTTGATGAATCTTTTAATAAAACATATGATAAGGTATATCAAGTTAAACAAACAGATAATTCTAATCATTTAAATTTTATATGTGAAGGTAGTTCTACAAACAAAAGTGATTTATTTCGTCAAAATAAGTTAGCATTTAATCATACAGTTACTCAGTTAATTGACTCTTCAAGAATTGTTATAGGTAGTGGTATAGATGTTGAAGATGCAGTAGCAAGTGAAGTAAATGGTTTTTATAATGTATATTCTTCTGCTGGTCAAGTACGTTGGGCAGCTGGAAATTCTGGATCTCTTGTTAAAAAAGCAGAGGGTGAAGTACAGTTAACTATAAGTAATAATACAGCTGTAAGTGGAAGTATAAATCCTTCACATGACCATTTTTATGCAACATCTTTTACATATGATGGTTATCAAGAATCTCCATTAGCAGGTTGGCAACATATAGATAATAGTACGATTAGTCAAGATGCATTAAATGTAAAAATAAATTTGTTTACATCTAATTTAAGTAAAAGAGTTACACATGTTAATTTATATAGGTCTAGTTCTGCATCTTCTACTGCAGTACAGCCTGCTGGATTTTTTAGGTTAGTTAAAAGTATACCATTAAAATCTGGATTTTTAGAAACAGATTCTTCTACAACTAATCCAAACTGGGGTAAATTTTATAGTAAAACAATAATTGATGATGGTGTGTCTCATGCATCTTATGAAGCAAGAACTGGTATATCAGAAGCTCTATTAAATACCTTACCTAAATATACTTTAAGTGCTAAAGTAAATAACTTTTTATACATAACAGGATGTTCTCATATAGACATAGATGATGCTACAAATTATTTATTTAAATCTAGACCATTTAACTTAGACCAATTTAATATTGTAAGAGACTATTTATTATTGCCTAATACAGCAACAGCAATGGAAACATTTAATGGAAGATTGTATGTTTATTCTGAAAATGAAACATACATAGTAAATCCAGATGGAATGTTTATAGAAGACACTATTAAAGGCATAGGTTGCAGAAATCAAAATTCTGTTATAGCATCAGATGTTGGTTTATGTTGGCTTGATAAAAATAGTATCTATTATCATAATGGAAGTAAAATAAATGATATAGGTAGAAGAATAAAACAAGCTCATCAATTAGATGATGTAAGAAATTCTTATAGTGCATTAGATAATTTATGTGAATTTAATAGTTCAGAATATGGTGGTGATATTGTATTAGGATATGATGGATACAGAAAATCATTTTGTTTTTTCTATCAATACAAATTTGACACTACAAGTAGTTTTACACATAGTGTTAGTACTAATCAAACTTCAGAATTTATAAATCATGGTGGAAGTCCTAGTAGTACAATTGAAGTTGGTCAATTAGTATCAGGTTCAGGTATCCCTGCCAATACAACAATTGTTGCTATAGATAATGCAAATAGATTTGAAATAAGTAATCCTGCAACTGCAACTGCAAATATAACTTTAACAATTACTACTGTAACAAATAATTTTGTACCACAATGTTTAGTATACACAGTACCTAAGAATAGATGGGATGTATGGAACAGACCATATTCTTCTAGTACTAACTTGTTAACATTAAGTGCTATTAATGGTAAAAATAATGAGCTAATAGTATCAGATAATGTTAATGGTTTAATAAAGCCATTTGACCCTAAAAATTCTACAAGATTAGATAATTTTATATGGTATAGTAAAAAATTTACAATGGGTGACTCTACATCAGATAAAAAGTTTTATAAGGCAGAAATATTATCTGAAGATAGTGTACCTACAATAATAGTCAACACAACAGAAAATAGTAGTGCTTATTCAGCATTATCTTCTAAAAGAACTTCTAGACATGCTCAAGTTAAACTTTCAGTAACTGGTGATTCTACATCTACAATAGATGGCATGAGACTTGTTTTTAGAAGGTTGAAAAGAACAAAGGATATGTCGTGATAAGTAAAAAACGTTCACAAAGAATTACTGAAAATAATATGCAAAGAATTATAGATAAAATCTATGATGATTTAAATGAATTAATAGATGCTGTAAATAGCAAAGATACTGTTTTAGTACCAGATGAATCTGTTGGTAAAGAAGGTAATATTAGAATAATAAGAGATCCTAATGGAGACTCTTATAAAATACAAGGGCGTACAAGTGAAGGTTGGGCAAGTACGTCAATAACTTTAAATGAGGAGTAAATTATGCCACCACGATTAATGATGAATCAATATGTAAATGAGTTTGGAGATGGAGGAGGCGCTTCACCAATGATGAATATGCCACCATCACCACAAATGGGTGTACTTAGTCAGTACGGTAATATGGGAGTAAACTTTTTAAATCCTAATGCAGGAGCATTAACTAATAATATATTATCAAGTGCTATGCAAAATGTAGGTATGCCTACTATGCCAACACAAACACCTCTGCAAAACTTTGGAGCTAAAGCAGGTAATTTTCTTAGTAAGGCAGGAGGTGTCCTTGGTAAAGGTATAGGATTGCTTGGAGGAGCAGCGCCTGTAGCTGCAGGATTATTTGGATTGATGGGTTTAGCATCAAGCAGAAGAAATAAACCAAGAGATATAAATGTAGATTTTGATTTTGGATTAACAGAATCTGATTATAATGTTAATCAAAATTTACAAAGTAGTATGAATGATTTATCTGGATTAGGTGGGCAGTTTGCACAACAATCGCAAGACATGTTAAATCCTAATTCAACATATAATCAAAGACAATTTGATATGTTAAGAAGAAACATAGGTGACCAATCAGCACAAAGCATAAATGCAATGAACGCTGCTATGGCTTCTAGAGGAGTTATGGGAATGGGTGGATTATATGATACTATAGCAAGTAGACAAGCTGGTGACCAATTTGCACAAGGACAACAAGGTATTATTAATCAAGGTACTCAACTTGCTAGTGCAATGGGTAATTTAGCTATGGGAGCTTTTGGTCAAGCTGGACAACTTGGAGCTGGTGTTGATGCAAGAGCATTACAAAACAATCAGTTTAATGCTCAAAACATGAATACTTACAATCAGCAAAGAGTAATGGCTGAATACAATCAGCAAGTACAGAATAGAAATGCACAGGCTGCATATCGAAATAGTCAATCTAATAACTTATTTAATTTAGCTGGTAGCTTTTTAGGATTGGGGAAATAATATGATTGTACCAAACATGCAAACAAGGTTTACTGGATATAATGCCAGAGGAACAGAAAACCTTTTAAATGCAGTAATGCAAAAAAGACAACAAGATATAACTGTTGATATGGCTAATGCTGCTAATCAATTAAGAAGAGAAGGATTTCAATTACAAAGAGATCTTGCCAAAGATAGAAATGATTTAACTTCACAAGGATTAGCACAAGCTAAAGAAATGAATGATGCTCAAATAAAAGACTTGAATAGCAGAATGAATCAAAGACTTGCAGACCAAGCTTATAGAGATAGAGTATTTGCTTTATCTAATCAATTAAGACAAGATGAAGTTAAATATAAAAGAGGTTTAGCAGTAGAAGGAATAAATAGAGCTATATCAAATGAAAATGAAGCTGATAGACAAAGGAATAAAACAAAGTACATTGAGAATGCTAAGAAGAATCCTTTAAATCAATTTAAAACTGAAGATGAATTAGGTAAAATGTTTGATGAGCTTGCTCCAAAGCAACAATATCAACCAGATATGTCAAGGTTAATAGGTAGTAGTAGTGATGTAGCACCTGCAGATATGAATCAAATATTGCAGTTTGTTCCACAACAGCAACAATTACAAACAAATTTTTTAAACATGTTGATGTTAAATCAATTAGGTAACATAGGAGGACAGTACTAATGAGTCCAATGCAGATAATAAGTCTTATAGACGAATATAATAGTGACCCAAGAAAGTTTACTGATGCTGAATCAGAAGTAGTAGCTGAACTTGCTAAAGCTATGAATAGAAGTTTTAAAAGAGAAAGTAAACCAATTAGAAAAGCTATATTTGAATTAGGAGATATGGCTACTTTTGGATTACTTCCAGATAGTTACAGACCTGTATCTAGAGGTGAAAAAGCTTTTGGAGAAACAGATACTGATTCAATGGCATCAGGTATTGGTATGATAGGTGGTTTAGCAGCTGGAATATTAGGAGCAGGTAAAGCTGTATCATTTGGTGCTGGAGCATTAAAAAGCAGAGCTGGTGATGCATTAAAAGCTGTAAGAAATAGAATGAGTGGAGTTGGACAAAGAATGAGTCCAATTACAGAAGGTGCTAGTCAGATGGCTGGTTCATTAGGCAGAGGTGCTGCTGGACTAGGAATGGGTATGGGTAGAGCTGGAGCAAACTATGCAAGAATGGGTAAATTTAAAGCGGCATCAAGTTTAGCTAAAAATTTAAACATACCAATGGATGTTGCAGAAAAATATTTAAATTATAGTGCTGTAGGTGCTGGTAGTTTATTAGGTTTAAGTGCTTTAATTGGTGGAGAAGCGTTACCAGTATTAGAAGAAGGTACTCCAAAAAATCCATTTTCTAGTTATTACAATTATCCAAAGCTTTATGGCAATGCACCAGCAGAGGAAAGATATTTTAGTGACCCAAATAGGTAATTAATGGCTAATCCATACGAAGGCTACAAAGTAAAGAGCCTTATAAATACATACAGAGCTAATCCTGATATGTTTAATGATGACCAACTAGATGAGTTGGAGTCATTAGCAGAACAAAATGAAATAAACTTTAAAAGACTAGAAGGTAATTTTAGTTTAAGAAGAGGTTTACAACAAGCACAAGCAGGATTCTTAGAAGGTCTAACTACATTTGACCTAATACCTAAAGAACCTCGTACAACAGGCGAAGCAATATTTAGACAACTTGGGCATCTTGCAGGTTTTGCTCCTGCTATTATGAGAGCGCCATTATCTGTTTTTAGCAGATTTAAAGGCACAGGAATGTACCAAGCATTAGAAGCTGGCATCAAAACACTAGATGATATTGCTATTCCAATGAAATTTTCTAGAGGTACAAAAGCTACCTTTGATAAAGTATTGGAAAAGACTGGTGCTGACACTATAGATTTTTTACGAAAAGGTGCTGCTACTAGACAAATAACTGAAGAAGCATTAGGTCTTGGTGTAGCTAGTGCTGTTAGTTCTGTGTGGAAAGGCTCTGATGTAATGGCTGATGCATTTGTAGGTGGAGCTATAGCAGGTGGTGCGTTTGGTGGTATAGGTAATTTTGTATCTGTGGGTAAAATGTATAAGGGTACTCCAGAACAAATTCAAACAGCTAATGCTAGATTAAGAGCTGGAGTAGCTAGTTTGTTTATGGGATTACCTGCTACCATGAGAAATGACCCTATAGAAATGCAAATCTATGAGTATTTATTAGGTGGATTCTTTGGTTATAATACCAGACCTGCTTACAAACAAGCTGCTGGTGAGTGGATGATAGGTAAAAAAGGTGAAAGATTGGGTAGAAATATGCAAGATATATTAGACCCAGAGCATGCTAAAGATTGGAATACTATAACTAAACGAACACAAGATTTTATTTTATATGAACATCCTATGGGTGAGTCACTTACCTTTCCTAATTCTGAAAAGTTAAAAGGTGCTACTGGTGCTTCATTAGGTTATTTAGAAAAAAACTTTCCAGAAGCAAGGTGGAGACAACTAGCAGAAACTTATATTAAAAATTCTGGTAGAGAAGTTAATGATGCTAATATACAAGCATTTTATAGATTAAGAGCTGCAGATGCAATGGCTGTATTGCAGGGTAGGTTAAGAGATGCTGAAAGTACTTCTGCTCAATTATATGCAGACCAACAAAGTGATTTTATGGATCCTGTTACTAGAGAGATAGAGTATCTAAAAAGTACAGATAAAGAAGTATATAAAGAAGTTGATAAAAAACAATTTAGAACAGAGCAAGATTTTGTATCAGCTAGAGAACAAGCTACTGCTGAAAGTTTATCAGCAGAAGGTGGTAGGAATGTAGAAGTATTTATAACTAATCTTAAAAAATTAATAGGTAATGATTTAACTAAAAAGCATGAAGCTAGATATAGAAGAAAGTGGCATACTGAAACAGAACCTACACAAGAAGTATTTTATTTTAGAGATAAAGCTTTTGGTGATATAGAAGTAAAGAGTACAAAAGATAAAACATTTGGTACAACTAGTTTAGGTGAAAGGTATGTTACACTACCTATAAACTATTTAGGTTTTGGTGGGTTTTCATTTATGACACATGGTGTTACTAAGAATGGTCAAGCTTATAAAATATTGGATTTTGCACCACAAGGTGAAAACGTAGTATTTAAAGTAGATAGCAACAAACTCCGTAAGATAGAAAATAGATTAGAAGAACAAGGCAAGTATATATATAGTGGTGTAAAAGATAAAACCTTTATGTTAATTGCTGATTATGTAGACACATTAGGTAATGTACAAATAACAAAAGAAATGATATTTGATGCTATGTCTAAGGGTGACCCTGTTATTAGAGGTGCTATAGAAAAAACTTTTGAAGCTGGACTTGCATCAGATAAAAATATATTTGGTACAAATAGATTGTATGAACGTAAGTGGATTAGCAATGTGCTGCATCATGCTGCAATGAATGGTTTAGTTAATAGAAACTCTCCTAGCTTACAAGGTTTAGGTTTATTATTAAACAAAGGTTATGGTAAGTCTGTTGCAGATTTAAATAAAAGATTAACTCTTATAACAAACAGAATGACTCCATTAAACCAAGCTAGTTTTACAGAAACTATATCTAATGGTAAAATGAGAGGTATGATAATCAAAGATATAGAGACTACAGGTAATAGTGATACTGATGGTGGATTAATTATTGCACATAAGTTCTTTGATGCAATTGTAAAATATATGGGTTATGATAAAAACGTAGGTCATTTAAAACCAGTTGTTGCTGGCGATACTGGATTAGGAGCATTGTTTACAAAGTCAAATGGACAAAGAGCTACAGGTCGCTGGAATGATTTTATGAAAGAGAATGGCTTAGATTTTATTGTTTTTGATAGTGGTTCTAAGTTAAGAGGTAATTTAGAAGTAAATACAGAGTTTACTTACAATCCTAAATCCAATACTTTTTCTATTAAAAATCCTAAAACATTTGAAGTACCTATTGAGCATATGCAAGTTAGTACAGGTACATTTGAAGACCCATTTAAATCTATTAAGGGTGATGAGATTGCAAGACAATTTTATTTACATGCATCTAGTAATCAGTTTCCAGATTTTGCTGAACAATATTTTAAAGAAATATTAGAACCTAGTTTACAAGGTACAGAAAGAGGAAGATCTTTTGCAGAAAAAGTAAATGAAGTAAGAGCTAAGAATGAAAAGTTATCTGATAAACAATTAAAAGAATTAGATAAAATAATAGAAGATGCAGACCTTTCTTTGAATGAATTACCATTAGACTTTATAAAAGATACATTACTTAAGTTTCCTGACAGCAGAGTTGCAGGTAAGGTAATGGACAAGATAATGAAATTAGAGGGAGAAGGTAAGTTAGATATAGATTTTGAATTTGATACTAATTCTGACTTTAGGCAATTTCATGCATCTAATAAAATATTAGCACAAGCTATGGCTGGCACATACGCAGTGCGTAATACTGTATTTAAAGAAAACTATCATAATGCTTTAAAGAAATTTTTAGTAAGAAGATTTGCTAATCCATATATCTATACAGGTGGTAAGTCTTGGTTAAAAGCATTTACACCTGACCAGCTATTTACATACAAAGGTGAAAGCATAATAATAGACCCAGAGTATGTACAAAAAGGGATTAAAGAATTAAGAGAGGGCGATGTGTATTTAGACAACATGTTTAAAAAAATGCCTATAGAAACTAAATACATACCAGAAAAAGAATTAGAAGCTATATACCAAAGGAAATTAAAAAATGCACAAAAAACTGATAGCAAAGCTACTATGGAAACTATCGACAAGCGAGTCAATTTGGGCGAAGCTTGGGAGCAATATACTGGGAATAAATCCAGAAGTAACATTAAAGAATGGGATAAGACATTTATGCTCCTCGCTATTCGCATTCCTGCTGATAGTGTCTCTGGTACAAGGCAGTTACGCTTTAGGGGTTTTACAGGGCAGAGAGGTTCTGGTTCGTTCACACACCACAAGGATAATAAATACCTTGGAGGTGCAGATAAAGACTCAGACAGTATCAAACTCTATCAAGGAATCAGTAATGATTTAAGAAAGAAGTTTGTTAAAGTAAAAGATGAAAGAGCAGCATGGGAAAATAAAGATGGCACACCTAGTGATTATGCTAAAGAAATAGATAGAATATTTTCTAATGCAGACTTAAATGCTACAGAAGTGCAAAGATTCAAAGGTTATAATAAAAAAGAAGGTGATAAGGGTTACAATAAAGTAGAAGATATAGAATATCAAATGTTTATGTACAATCCTGCTTATAGATTAAGAGCATCACAGATGGCTTATTCTGCAAAGCAAGGTATGGGTACTAGTTTAAATGCAAAGATAGCTATGCAAAACTTTGCAGATTATATACTTAAAAATAATAATAGTGTTGATTTTACATTTGAAGATGGTGGGCAAACTTTTGTTGCTAACATAAAAGTTAAAAAAGGTAGTGTCATGGGAGTTGACAGAATGCAATTCTTTAGGGATCTTGGTACAGCAGTTGTAAACAAATCAGCAGATGCTAGTACAGACCCTACAATAAAGCCTTCTGTTGCACACACTAGAGTATTGTTTGATGCTTTATTTGATATGAAAGTATATAAAGCAAATGAGAAAACAGGTGAGCTTGATTTAGTAAAACGTAATGGTTCAGATATTAAATTGCCAAAAGATTATTTTGGATATAATCAATTAAAAAGTAAAGCTATTAATACACCATTTTCTACAATACTAGATGCATTAAGAGTAGTAAAACCACAATCTAGTGTAAGACAAATTTCATGGAGTATATTAAAAGATAGAGCATGGTATAATAAAGATGGTCAAGTCTTGTTAAATTTAACTCCTAAAGAAATTGCTAAGTTAGATATTGATGTAGGTGAAAGAGTATTAACTACAGAAAATGATATAACATATTCTATTATTAGAAAACCTAATAGTGATGGTAATGCTGTACTTATTAAAAGCAGATTTGGTACAGGTCAAGCTTTAGATATATTTGATTTAGGTAGATTATTAACTAGAACAAATGTAAATGTTAAAAAACATGGATTAACTGGTATGATTCCTGCATTGGTAAAACGCATGGAAAATGCAGGTTTAAATATTGAGTCTTTTAGTTTTCCTGTTATTACAAGAGCATATTCAAAATTAATAGAAAATTTACCTGTACAACAAAATCCATCAGAAAATTTAAGATTTATAGGTAGCAAAGAATTAACTAAGTTTATAGAAACGCATTTAGGTATATTAGCTAAAGAGTTTAATTTTGATATGAATCCTAGAGGCAAGGTAGACCCTAGAATATCTCAATATAGTTTTGCATTTGATAATATAGGTAGAGGGTTAGCACATTTTTCTACAATAGAATTATTACATAAGAACTTTTTAGATTTACATAAAGCAATAGATACTGCAGGTGTTAAAGGAAATGTAATAAAAGAATTAATACCTAGATTAATAGAGCGTAATAAAAAAATAAAAAAAGAATTACAAGCTACTGTACGATTAGATAAAGATGGTATATTAGAAAACTTAGAAAGACAAATACATAAAACATCACAAGAGCTTTTAGATTTAGCAATAGATAATAATTTTACACCAGAGCCTTTAATAAAATACTGGCATACATTATTATTAAGTCCTATAACATCTAAGGTTACAAAAAATAAAGATGGTTCTCCTAGTTTTTATGGACATAATCAATTATATAAAGATATACATAGTGCTTTAAGTATTCCGTTTGAAACTAAAAAAGAATTTTATCTTAAAATGGAAGAAGTATTTAATAGAGGTGTAGAACAAGAGTCTCCACAACTTGAAGCTAAACCTAAAAGTATATCTACATTAAAAGAATTAGCAATGAAAACAACTGAAGAGTTGTTAAATGAGAATACACCTCCTAAGTCTAAGCCTAAAAAAGTAGACCCTAATCAATTTGATTTGTTCAATCCACCAAAAGCAGAAATGATTTTAATGGATAAATCACCTAAAGAAACTTTAACTGAATTAACTACATCTAAAGCTATGGAAGGTTTAGCTATTAGTGAAGCACAATTAAAAGAAGTGCAGCAGTTTAGAAAAAATCTTAACAGACATAGAGTAATTAAAGAAAACTTTGAACAATGGTTTGAATATTTTACAGGTATATTATCTGGTGGAAATAAATACAGAGAAGCTAGTACTATGACAATGCAAGATATTATTGCTATTAATAGATACTTTAAAGGCATTCAAGACCCTAATAGATTAAAGTTTGATTTAAGTTATTGGTATAGAGATCCTCGTTTTGCAGATGAAAAGATGGCTACTAAAGGTCTTATTAATAAATACTTTCAATACTTTGCTCCTGTTAAAACAGCTGGTAGTACTGAGCCTGTAAGGAAACCTATATTCTTTTTTACAAGTCCTATAGGAGAAATAGCTAGGTATCATGGAGCTAACGAAAGAAGTATTAGTAAAGATATAGTATACTATGAGAATAAATATTATAAAAATATTGAAAAAGAATTAAATAAATATGGTACAGAAGAAAGAACAAAGCTTGTTGAAGAGTTGTTTGATTTTAGAGAAAAAGGGATTGTTCCTAGTGACCCAAAAAAATTAGCACAGATAGAAGCGCTTAATAAACCTGTTACAGAATTTTTTAAAGGTATGCATGATTTAATTTATACAAAAGATTCTAAAGGTATTAAGGCAACTGATGCAGATGGTACTTGGGTAATGGATAAAGATTTCCAGTCATGGTATAAGTCTACTGGTGGAGTACTAAATAAATATATGAGATGGAATGCAGATGGTAAAATGGATTTACAACATTTTAGAAGAACTGTAATTGATAACAATAATATAAATAAACCAGAAGTAATTAGAACTGTAGGTATAGATGGTATTAAACGTTATCAGCGTGAATTAAAGATGGAAGAAGCTATATTAAATGAAATAGAATTTAGTAAGACTATGCTTGGTACAAGATTAGAAAAAGAAGCTTTTAGACAAAAAGATAGTTTTGTATATAGAGACAGGATGCACCAATTTATGAAAGGCATAGGACAGCGTGATGTTACTAGCTATATGCCTCACATGAACTTTGGTGCTACTAAAAAATCTGCAAGAGAGATTGTTACTTTTATAGAAAATAAAGCTAATGATATATATGGTGATACTTACTCAAAGGCTATAGCTAAAGGATTAACTCCAGAGATGGCAGCTCAAAGAGCTGATAGAGCATTCTTAGAATATAATAGACAGCAAGAAAATAAACTTGCAGGTGCTGAAGAGTTTTTTGCTTACGGTGAATTAATAGAGCCTAGTAAGATAATGGAATCAGATTTAAATGTACAATTTACTAGTCAAGGTAGTCTTGTTGGTAATTTAAAGAATAGAGTTGTAGATATGCCAGGATTTGATAAGAGTCCTTTTATATTTAAATTGTATTTAGATAAACTTGTTGGCAGTTATTATAATAATGCTACTGCTATAAAAGGTCAGTATGAAATTAATAATATGGTTCATAGGCTAACTAGAAATCCTAGAACAAGATATAAAGTATCTAAAGCAGAACAAGAACAATTAAAAGGCTCTGATTATAAAAATCCTGTAGAAGTTTGGGCAGACTATGTAAAATTATATTTACAAAGTATATTAGGACATCAATCATATTTTTCAACAGAAATGGTAAGTCCTAAAAGTCCATTAAAATTAAAAGACAAAAGAAATTTATTTTATCTTACTTCTGATGAAAATGTAATTAATATATTTGAAAAGTATTATCAGAATAAAGGCGTAAGCTCTCCTTTCTTTAAGCATGCTCCTAAGAGTAAGGAAGCAAGAAAAGAATATTTTAGTCGTAAGTTACATGAATTAGGTAGAATGGAAGCTCAATATCAATTAATGAGTTTGTTAGCAAACACAGGTACATGGGCAACTAATATATTTAGTGGTAGTGCTATGACTATTGGTAGTGCAGGTATTAAAAATTTTGCTGATACTTACAGCAATAAAAAAATATATGACATGCTATTAACTGATGGTAAAGGCAATGAAGTTGTAAAACTTAACAATGGTAAGACTGCTAAGAATAGAAAAGAATTATTACAATACCTTGAAGAGCGAGGTGTTATTGATGCATTTATACAGAATGAGTTTGATGTTAATCCAAGACTTAGGTCAGGATTAAAGAAAGCTGGTGTTAACTTATCAACATTTAAACGAGAAATAACAACTGCAGCAAAAAGTAAAAATCCAAATTTAAGTGTTATGGAAGTTGTAAGAAAATACAACGTAATGGATACTATGGTTAAATATGGCTCGTTCTTTATGCAGAACTCTGAACGCATAAACAGATTAAATGCGTTTACTGCACATGCAATGCAAGCAGTAAAAAAGTTTGGAGCTGAAGGAAGAGAGTTATCTATAGAAGATCCTTTTGTTTTTGATATGGCAATGAGAGGTATAGAAAATACTCAATTCCTTTATCAGAACTCTGCAAGACCAGCATTTATGAGAACTGCTGTTGGTAAAGTATTATCTAGGTTTAAATTATTTGTTTGGAACTCCGTAAGAACAAGAAAAGAATTTTATAGACAAGCTAAGTTATATGGATTTAAAGAAGGTACACCAGAATACGAAAGATTTAAAGATACATATATGATTGACTTGTTCATGTTCGCATTGGGTAGTGCATTTATGTTTAGTATTTTTGATACTGCATTAGCACCACCATTAGATACATTCCAATCTATAGCAGATAGTTTATATGGAGACAAGCGTGAAAGAGATATGGCATTCTGGGGTAGCAAGTTAGGAGCATTACAATTATTAAAGCCACCTGTTGCTAGAATACCTGATGCAGCAATAGAGCTGCTAACTGGTGACTGGGAAAAGTTTAGTTCTTATACTGCGTATACTATGTTTCCGTTTGGAAGAGGTGTAAGACAGCTTGTTCAGTTTTCAGAAAGACCAGAAAGAGCTGGTGAAATATTTTTAAGATTACCTGTTAATCAGATGAAGTCTAGGCTTGAAAGAGAAAAACGTAGAAGTAGACAAAAAAGCAGGATAGAAGAAACTTTAGGTGAGTAAATAGAAGCTACTATGGGGTCACTTAACGCCACTAGGGAGCGTTATATGGACAGATTATTAGTCTTGTCGATATAACACTCGCCTAGTGTTTTTTGGGTGCTTAAATGCGTTTTTTATTTATAACCCAATTAGCAAAATCTGCTAATATATACACAAAGAGTGCAAGCATATACATGCTAATTATAAATACAAACACAGACGTACTCAATAAAAATATATTTAACACCCAATCCCAAACTGATAAGATAATCATAATTTCCAAACACCATCTTGTCGTTTATGTTGCCACTTAATATCGCCTTCTACAGCTAGTGTTGACACTACATATATGTCATGCATTGTTGAATCACCATAATTAGTATGATGCTCACCATCTTCTCCTAAACAAGTTAAGAATCTTTTATCATCATCAAGTATGAAATCTTCAAATGCTGAAACATCTTCAAAAGTATCATACCATTTCCAATAGTCAGCTTGCATATAAAAGTATTCTACTGGGTCTTTTTTACTACCATCTGGGTTTTTATCCCAGAATCTATCTAGCATACCTGTACCTATAGCATCCCATTCGTTTATAATAGCTAATGCTTTATCTTTATCTTCTATTGGTACACCTGCACATATTTCTGACCTATAACCCATGGCTACCCTCTCTTGCTTTTTCTAATGCTAATTCGTAAAACCATTCATCATTTTCTTCTTGTAATGATTCGCAGTCTTCTGCAGTTAGTGTAACATCTGGATGAGTTATATTAGCTATATATGCATCAGTTAGGTCTGGATAATCAGACATATTAGCATCTGCAATATTAACGTCTATTATATCATCACTATCTATTTGTTTTTTAACGTAATATGTTAACTTCATTTTATACCCTTTTTTATTTGTATTAGATAACATGCAAGATATATAGCATTGTCTAATGCTTCCTCTATTGATTCTTGCAAGAAATCTCTTTTATCGTTTAAAGGTATGTCACGCCCATACTTTTCTGCACCTTTATCAAGGCGTTCTTGTATGAGCGTAGCAACCTCTTTATTTATACTAGACAAATTGATTAGGCTTTCCTAATGCAATCCATATTAACTCAGGTGTAAGACGTTTTACATTACCCAATGTGCATCGAGCTGCCATTGTTCTTACTTTTCTTCTAAGTTCATCTTCAATAACTTCCATAGCACCAGCACCTAGCTGTACTTTTTCGTTTTTAAAGATTTCTTTTATACTCTGTTTTGTCATAATACCTCCATTATTTTATTACATTTCTTACTGGATTTCCTTCAATAAGCCATTTCCAATTACCATTTTGACCTACAGATAAGTCTTCTATATCTATATCTGGGTCTTCTATTATATGTCTCAAGGGATCTTCTAGAATCCACTCTATCATTTCATCATCATCCTGCTCGTCAGGTGCAGTTACCCATGCATGAGCAGTTGCAGTAAAATAATATGTTTTCATAACACCTCCTATTTTTTGTTATGTATTATTCTATCTAAATGTTCTTTAGCAATTTTTTTAATTGTGCCGCTATCTGCGTTAGTTGTTAAAATTTTATCGTATCCCTCGATTGCTTTTGATAACATTTCTTCTAATTGTTTTTGTTCTTCATTTGACATGTAGGACATGTTTCAATCTCCTTTCCGTATGCAGGAAAGTCATTGTACCATAAGAATTGTGTTTTAGAACTGTCAGGTTTACATACTGGTTCCCAGCAACGTTTACATTGTCTACAATGTTTTATTAGTTTATCTGCCTTTTTATCTAATGCACAAGTCTTTCTACCAGTTCCATTGACTACTTTTTCTTTAGTAGTCCTTTCCAAATAGCTCTCTATTATGTGAGTCATTTATATATTCCTTTACACGATTATATTTTATTTTAAGTAATGGTACTGCATCTTTAACATGAGGACATGATGTAAAACTTTCCACATGGTTTAAGATACTAGTTATATCTTCTATTTCTGATTGGATATGTTTATTCATTTTATCTCCTTAGTTGTTGAGGTGGTACTTAGCGCCAACCAGCACCACCTCTTTCATTTATCAGCCTCTTACGATTAATAGTAATCCAAATCCACTATTGTTGATTAAATTCACATTATGTCAATAAGAGACATCTCTTCTACCCTGTTATTTTTTTTAACAGCAGTAAGAAGTCTTTGTAACGTATAGTTACCAATGGTTCTCCTCTATCTTCCTTTATAATTTGTCCATAGACATCATCACAAGGTTTATACAGGTCACCAATTTTTTTACGAGCTTTGACTTGAAACTTATATGGTTCTGACTTTGGTAAATCTATTACCATATCTACTTCTTCGTGCCAACCTAGAGATCTTCCATCTGAACCCCACGCTCTGCGTGATTCAAAACCAAAACCTTTTGCTAGATTGACACATTCTCGTTCTACTCTATTGCCTTTTTGTTTGGCAGCTCTACCTCCGCTCATATGGATTATCCTTATTTAATGCTTTTCTAATTATATGAGCAATAAGAACAGTAGTTCTGTGTGATTCATGTGATGTCATTTCATCAGAGTGTCCAATGAATATTTCTCTATATCCGTTGCCAACGAATACTTCTGTACCTCGTTTACGTTTGACTACGTTCCAATCTTCTTTAGCCATCATTCTTCCTCCTCTGCTGCTTTTATCATGTCATCATACTTAGGCATACCTAATAATTCAAATATATTATCTAGTATTTCTTGACCATCTCTAGACATTCTTTGCCTGTCTGTATGTTCTAAATCACCTAGTAATGATATTAATTGCTGCATTTTAGTTGATTTTAAATTAGGATATATTTTCATAATAACCACCTTTTTCTTATGCAGAAACTCCAAAGTAATTCAAACTTTGTAATTCCTACGTTAAAATGTATATGTTCACTTTCTTTTTGTGATGCATATCCTGCACCAAACAAGAACAAGTTGAACAATATTATTCTATTACTATGATAGGTATTGGTTCCGTCACTATCTACTCTTTTTGTAATTTTTACTATTGGTACACCTAATATAGTGTAATGTGTTGCATTTTTCATAGTACCCTTTATTTTATTTATAAATAGGGAAAGCTGTTATACCTTCCCTATTTATTATTGTTTATGCATATTTAGAAAAACTAAATGTTTTCCAGTCAAATGCTGTGACTATTTCAAAGTCTGACTCGTCACGAGATGCAAGAGATTTAATCTTACGTTTCTTACTTTGTTTATTACCCATAAACGCTATTATCTTGTCTGACTTTTGTGCTACGTCACTAGCACCTTTTGCACTATATACATCAAGCTCTTCACCTTCTTTATGTCTGTAGCTTGCAGTTTTAGATAAATGATTAACTGCAAGTACAATAATGTCTTTCTCGACAGCAAGGTTTTTAAGAGCATTAATAATATATATCTGCTGTTGCAATGGTTCTTTCTTAGCAAATTTAGCTTGAACTACGTCTAATGTATCTACTACAATAATCTTGACATCATGTTTATCTATCATTTCAGCATACTGACTTACATCAGGTGCTGCACTAGAATCTATAATTTCTAGATGTGCAAGTTTATTTACGCCTTCTTCTATCATGTCAGTATTACCAGCAATAAACATATCTTCTATTTGTTCTTTGCTTTTACCTAATGCTATCTGATAGAAACGTCTAGACATTAGTTTAGCTTGTACTTCTAAGGACAAGAACAAAGTTGGTATGTCAATGTTAGCAATAATATACTGCCAGAAAGCAGTTTTGCCTAGTTTAGTATCACCTGTTAGTACAACAAGCTCACCACACTTAACTACATAGTCTTGTGTCATAAACGGAAATATATCCTTTATGTTAAATGACCTATTAGTAAAGTCTTCTGTGTAAGCTTCTAGTAATAACTGTGCCATCTGACTAGAGTTAACTGCTGCTACATTGTCATCAAGATCTTTGTATTTGTACAGAGTACATTTGCTATCACAATATCTTGAAAGCACTTCATCTCTACAACTATAATTGTAACCATCTTTAGTAGTTATACTGCGTAATACAGAACTAACTTCTTCGTTTGGCAATGGTTGTGTCAATGATTTATTCCACGCTCTAGCCATACTCATAACTGCTTCTTTAGGAAAACCAAACTTGGTAATCCATAAACTAGCAAGACGTAACAAATGCTTA